ATTTCATTCTCTCTGTAGTTTTTGATTAAGAGTATTTATCTGTGTATAAACTACGAATATAAATACTGACATGAATATAGGTATATTGGGATCAAGTTTTTCTGTAGGATGTCATCATAACCCAGATACAAAGCAAAATGACTTAGCATTACCATTTGAACACTGGCTTGAAAAATATCTTCCAGAACATAATTTCTATAACTCTGCTTGCTCAGGTAAAGGATCAGAACTTTATCTGAATAAAATCGTGTACCTAAAAAAGCATTATAATATAGACGCAGTATTATTAGAACTTGTTAATAATCGTTCAATGCTAAATGTAAAAACACAAGAATATGATTTAGAGATCATAAATGATGAGTTATACCGTGATAGCTCATCTATTTGGGATTATGTAAGAGCTATTACACAGCCAATAGATTTTAAAAAGTTTTGTACAGCAAAAGAGTTTGTTACCTGGAAAGATGTACAAGAGCAAATCGCATACAGTTTCAATGCATTTGAATTTTGGGGAATACTTGATTGTAAACAAACGATAGAACTATGTGATATGTTAGGTATCAAAGTAATCACATGGCAAAAGAGTTTTGACTTTAGAGAACATATACCACACGATGTAGACTTTGGTGTTGCAAACGCACACGAATATTATGTTAACAAGTATGATAGCAAATCTATCTTATGCGACCATGTGCATTTTAAAGATGAGATTAACGATGAGATGGTAAGAGATTTCATTGCTCCTGCAATTTTGAGAACACTATGACTGAACTGATAACATATCGTGGTGGTAGCTGTGGTGACTTTCTAAGAGTTTTAATATCAAACTGCAACTATGAAATAAACGATGTAGGTAAAATTATAAACTGTGATGTCTTTGACTACACTAGACCTATATTCGAATTAATAAATTCAGACGAATTAAATTCTCTTGTTAACAAATGTAATAAGTTAAAAAGCAAAAACTCTAATAAGAGAACAGACTTCATAACATCGCACGACTACTATGCATTCCACGATAGATACAATAGTGCTGTAGAATTTTTTAGTTTTGTATCATCGCTAGAAATAGGTAGAGTTTTGTATATTTGTACAACATCTGAAAAAAGTATTAAGATCAAATCAATTAATTCTTGTATGAAAAACCAACGTGTTGATTTTCGTTCCGCAATAGACTTTTTTGATAAGTACGGTATACACCAATTAGAACATCATCGAATCGAAGCAAAAAATTATCTTGACTCTAAACGAGATTGTGATATAATGATAGAGTTAGAGTGTATCTATGACAAAGAATATCTGAGGAACTTTTTACTAGAAAATTATGATGAATGGTCAGATACTAACTTCGATACAATCTATGATAACTATATGAGTAAACAACCTAACTTAGGAGACTGGTATGGGTAAAATTAAAGAACAACAAATGGAAATGTTTTTTGAAGACATTGCTCCAGAAGTAATCATTGAAGAAGACATTATGAATGCGTTTGATATTCATCCTGATTGGAATGACCTAGACGTGACATATGAAATAGAATACAATGATACAATGACCCCAATCACACTTGAAGAATTTGATAAGATGGTAGCACCTGCTTGGACAGGTGTATCAGAAGCAGAAAAACGTGACTGGATCATGTGGGAAGAAACAAAGCCCTTGACATCGACAACCGAAGCTGATATGTTACGTAAAGAGATTCGTGAACTTAATGAAACGCTGTACACACAATATAAACGTGTTGCCGAACTTACAGACGAAGTTAACGAACTGAAGGCTCGACTAGAACAGAAACTACATACAAACACAAGGACTTTTTAATGCCTAATCTAGTACCAATGGTCGTTGACCAAACTGCTAATGGTGAACGTAGCTATGATATCTTTTCACGTTTGCTTAAAGAACGTGTCATCTTTTTGACAGGTGAAGTAAATGATTATCAAGCTGATTTACTTTGCGCACAGTTGCTTTTCTTGGAAGCAGAAAATCCAGATAAAGATATTCACTTCTATATTAATTCACCGGGTGGTTCTGTAACATCAGGTCTTGCTATCTATGATACGATGCAATTTATCAAACCAGATGTATCAACAACTGTTATTGGTCAGGCAGCATCAATGGGTTCACTCTTAGCACAAGCAGGTGCAGCGGGTAAGCGTTATGTTCTTCCTAACTCTCGTACAATGATTCATCGTGTATCAAGTGGAACACGCGGTACTGGTGGTTCAGTTCATGTACAAGAAATGGAAATGGAAGATAACATTCGTCATCTACAGGAAGCTAAAGAACTAAACAAGCGTCTTACAGAACTATATGTAAAGCATAATAGTTCAGGTAAAACATATGAAGAACTATTTGAAACAATGAAGTTCGATACATTCTTACGTGCTGAGGATGCAGTTGCGTGGGGTCTTGCTGATAAAGTAATGACTGAGCGTCCTGCTTAACTAAAGCCCGGCACGTAACTCCATATTTTAGCAGTGCGAATTCTAATAATGGCAAGTCGGTCATCGACTTTGCCATTTTTTCGTTTTATGTTGGTCTGAATTTCATCAGTAATGTCATACCATTTTCTTTGGTTAATCATACGAATTATAGACGAATGTTCTATTTTTTCAGCTCCTTCATAATAAAACAAATGAAGCAATGCATCAAATTGTGGTTGTCCCAGAGGTTGTCTGACAAATTTTTCAATAACATTTCCTATCGAACGTAATTGTTTTTCTAAAATTAACTCTGCTTCTTTTTTAGTAATTTGCCCGTTAAGAATTGATATGCGCTTTGATGCAACCGTTATATAACCATTTTTTAATTCAGTATCAGTTATTTGATACCTATAACCAATAGATTTATCTTTTTGTATTTGTAATTTAGGAGTAACATCTTTCATTAGTTGTTCTTTTGAAAGATTACTAAAAACTAAATCTGTTGGCATAAAAGTTTTAACTTTTATATGAGATAATATGTATTTAGGTTGGTTTTTTTCATCATAACCAATACCCAAATAAGTACCTCCAGGTGTAATTACATGTAGAGGTAATTGAATATAATTTAACAGAGAACCTTTTCTTTTATCGTAAATCATTGTTAATCTCCATTATGCAAACATGCTTGCTAACCAACCGGGTGCGCCAGCTGAATTACTTCCATTGCCCCAATAATATGCAGATACAGTACCACCAGTGGATGGGTTAGGCGTACCTGCTGCAATATCGAAGTGACCGACGTTACCGCCCATATAATTAGAACCCCAACCCACACTGCCTTGTCTACCAGCAGCTCTGGCATTTGCAAAAAACAGTCGTGTAAATTGTTGAATATAAGGCAGATCCGCCGAACTATTTACACTCAGTTGTCTACCATTTCTAATTAATGCGGTGTCAGATGCCCAGCCAGCAACATGTCTGCCACTAGTACTACCAGCTGTATCTACACGTTGACCTCGACTATTTCTATTATTAGTAAGTGGTCGTAGACCACTTGTTGTTCTGAGTAAAACACCTACCTCTTCGGCTGTTTCTATTAGAATTCTTTTTAATAGGGGTTGTAATCTACTATCAAGTTGATGATCCCCTTCTTGTTCTACAACTTCTATATCATCTGCATTAACTGCATCGTCTTGTCCAGTTTCACTGCCGGGATCGGGTTGTACTCCACCATTTACATCTGCTGATTCACCACCTGGGAAGTTGCTTGCAACGCCTGGATTAGCTCTCATCATAGGTTCATGTGATGGCATCGTTGACATGATACTTTCATCAACTTGTGTACTTGAACCTTCTTGAATGTCACAATGAGAAGTAGTAGGAAGACTTGGCGACATTGCTGCTTGTGGACCATTCAGATGCAAATCACCTCCGGTAGAAACATACATGTTTGTTGACACTTTTGTATGATTTGATCCGCCACTGTCGTAGAACTGTGAACCTTCACTTTTAATATGTGCTTGGTTTCCAGAGTTTACGGTAAAATTGTTACCACTCTTAATGTTAACTCTTTCACCTGCTTCCATGTTTATGTTTTGGTCCGCACGTAAGTTTATATCACCCTCTGCCCTTACTGAAAATGAACCTTGAGCATATGCCATAATCTCACCTTGAGCACCTATTTCGACCCAACCAGAACCAGTAGAATTAACCATATATATAGTATCGTTTGTACCATCTAAAATTACACTTGCACCAGAACCTGTCTGAATACGAATTTGGTTAGGATGAATT